TCAGATTGCCAAAACATCATTTACAACGGCTGCGGCATCTTCTTTTTCTTCCATGATGTGATTATATACATCCAGTACCATTTTCTCTGTATCTCCCATTAGCTGAGCAATTTTCTTTATACTGATCGCCGGCACCTGGTAACACAGGTTCGTGCAGTAATTGTGTCGGAAGATGTGTGCAGTCAGACCGGACACGACAGGAAAAGCATCAGTACCGCCTGCAGCATAATTTATTTTCTTTACTATAGACGCCCACATTTTTACATAAGCGGAATGTGTCATGTTTGATCCGTCACGACAGGTAAACAGATATGTACCGGGAAGAGTAGAGATGTACTCTTTTAAAAAGGCTGCAGTAGTATCCGGGATTGGAACAGACCGAAATCCGTGATCGCTTTTTGGCATCTGCTTGATCTCCGACGTGTTTTTCGGGAAAATAAGCGTTTTTGTGATCGAGACGGAGTATTTGCCACCTTCCGATTTAAAGTCGAATTTTGATAGCGCCAGAGCTTCCCCACGGCGTAATCCACAGGAATATATGATATAGATAAACGCTTTCTCTCTGTTTGCAAAATCTGCCTTTGAAATAGCTTCTTTTTCCTCGGACGTGAGAGGGCGTTTTTCTTTTTTGACATACTTTGGCAGATTGATGTCTGCGCAGATCTTGTCGTACATTCCGACGCCGATATAATTATCAGCTACAGCCATTTTCATGATCTGTTTAAAAGTAACTTCTATTTGTTCACAAGTCCGCGGCTTATCCAGCGCATTGTTGATAGCTAACTGGAAGTGACTGTTTCGAATATCACACAAACGGACGTCCTCTAAAAAGGATAGATGCGTTTCTATGATATTTTCATACATTTTCCGAGTATTCATTTCACGGGCAGCCTTTTTTGTCTTAAGCCAGCTTCGTGCATACTCTAAAAAAGTCACGTCGGTTCCCTGAACATACTGACCATTTTCCACATCGTTTTTCAACTGATTTACCTGTCGCTCCAGATCAGCACTGGATTTCTTTGAGACGAGACGTTTACGATGTTTGCTGCCGTCAGCATTGTAAGTGCCGTCCCAGATCTTGGTTTCATACTCGCCACGAGAGTTTTTTGTGTATTTTGCTTTTGCCATAGTATCATCCTTTCTGATATTAAAGGTGTCGAAATCGACCCGTTTTTTGGGTATAAAAATAACAGCCAGCAGAGAACTGGTGTTCCGCTTGCGTTTGGCTGCTCCGAATGATACAATATGCTTGTTCAGGGCATTGCATCTTCGGAGCAATGTATTTCGCCTTTGGTATTCCAGTACCAGAGGCGATTTTTATGCAGTTAATAAAGTGATATTTTTAGCTTGCTCGCGTTCGCTCCATCGGATGGTGTCTATTTCATAGTTACGAAATGCATCTTCAACATTTTTACTTATCGAATTTGAATCGTTTAAAAAAACTATTAATTTTGAATTTTGTGGTCTTGCAGGTCTTGTGTCATTCCATGCAAAAATCGTGCTACTGAGAGAAGTACGCGAAGGATTATTTATTGCAAGGCAGAGTCTTTCAGGCATGTTCCGTGTGCGTTGTATTGCAAAATCATAGTTATGAGCATATCCGGACTTACCAACGAATTGCATATTTGCAAAACAATAAATTTCTCTCTCTTGAAAAAAGTCTTGGATATCATCCAAAAAATATGAAGTAACCTTTGAACGCGATGTCAGATATAAGTCATTTACCTTTAATATACATTGAGTAAAGGCGTGCTTCTTTTTTGCAAATTCGATTGCTGGTGCGGATAGAACTAATTCTTTTTTATTTAAGCGAACACCGTATTGGTTTAAAATCGTAGTTAACTGTTTTTTTCGGTTTGGTGTCATTTTAAATCCAGAATTTTCTAAATCATTTAGTGTATATCCATCGTCTGTGAAAAAAATATTATTGCCATCTTGTTTAACATAGAATTGGAGATAATCATTACTTGAATCTAAGAAAGGAGTATTGATTTCGTAATATTCTCCAATTTGTGTAAATGTGATTTCATTTTTTAACCAATTTACATAATCATCAATATATTTTTCTATGTTCATTGTATTTCTCCTTTCTTAAGGCAATAATTCAAGCTGATAGTGTATAGTTGGTTTGTCTATTACATTGAACTTATCTAAAAAAAGAATGGTGTTATTTACAAAATCATCAGATTGAATGTCATCAGCAGGAAAGGCTAGACTTCGATAGTATTCTTCGGTATAAATATGCCAATGTGAGCCTATTAATTTTGTGCCATCTGGATTTTGATGTGGTTTTCCTGGATTGATATGTAATTCTAGTAACATAACATTGTTTTTTATTATTCTTGCCCCTATTTCATATTTATTATGATTAATTCTACCACGATATATTTTGATTGCAAATATGTCTTTAGTTGAGGAACCTCTTACATTAAATTCTGTAGAATTTCCTTTTTCAGGAAAAATAATTTCATTAATAAGGGAATGTTTTAACATGTTCAATAATTTGTCTGCTTCAGCTTGTGTTATTTTTTCACTCATATGTACCTCCAATAATCAAACGTCAGTTCGACGAAAGACGTTTTTTTTATTGAAAGCAAATGTTTATTTTGTGTATCTTTTAAATTTCATAATCCATTCATTATATCCTGCTAGCCTTAATGGAAAATACTTTTTTCATAGATACTCCCTTGTTTTTACATTAGTGATAATCTTTATAAGGATAATATCTGCTTTTTCTTTGCGTCAAATTCTTCTTCTGTGATAATTCCTTGGTCTAACAGCTTCTTAAATTTTGCCAGTTCATCAGCTTCGGATATAGTTGTTGTTTGTTGAATTGGTTTTTGAGTTGCAGTTGCGCGAATGGCATCAAATGTTCGTTGTATGTTTTGAATGATATCCTTTTTGTAAGTTACTAAGAAATCAAAATCTTTTGATATTGTATGAATTATTATATGTCCACCGGTGAGACTATTTCCACTTGATTCAATGGAACGAATTTCACTGACTGAAAAAATTTCAGAATGATTATTATTTAGTACTTGGAAATCGAAAATAACCCTGTTATTTGTAAGTATAACGATACCCGGAAATTTTTCTTTTTTTAGTGATGAAGTTGATAAGGTTATGATGTTTGTTGGAGCAATATATCTAATTACTTCATTTGCATCAACCAGTGTTTCTGCCTTTTCAATGTTTTTTGCATTTCCGAAAGTTTTGATTTGAAATTCTTGAATACATTTTTTTGTATCTTCTCTCATAACTCTGTTCCTTCTTTCATTTGGTTTATTTACATAGTTCAAGTATGATCGTTTGAATTTATATATGTGGGTATGAATGTTGTTACTTACAATTTCTTAAATTTCATTATTTGTTCAGAATAACCTGCTATTCGAGCAATCTGATCTAGTGTCATGTCTGGATACTCCCATATCAATTCATCTGGCATAAGAAGTTCTGCAGCAAAAGAATTTGCTTCGATTTCTATTTTGGAATTAAGTAAAAGCGTCTTGTTGCGGATAAAATAACAGTTTTCTTTTCGATGCATGACGGCGTGCCCAAGTTCGTGGGCCATTACCATTCTTGCTTCGGGTTCTGATAAATTCTGATTGAGAAATATATATCTATGATTTTTTAGAAACATATAGCAACCAGAGCATCCGATATCTCCTATTTGGTATAATATTCCAAGATAATCTGCTATTTCAAATGGATTTCTCGTATTAAATTTTTTACAATAATAAGAAACAATTTGTTTAATTTGTTTATTATCCAAAAGAATCATCACCTACTTTTTGTTCTTGTTTGGATTGTACTTTTCTTTATTAATAAGTTTTAAACGTTTTAAAGCAATTTCTAGTTCATCACGGAATAAATCCATTGATTCTTCTGATAGGTCTTCGCCATCATAGGCAGCTGGACCATATTCCTTAGATGTTAGTTTTTCCATGATATTATCAAGATCTTTTTTTATGTCACGATTATCTCTTGCGGATAAACCGTTTTCTTCAACTAAATCTGCCTTAGTAATTCCAAAATAATTTGCCATTAATTCAATTTTATCAATTCTTGGATAGGTATTTCCATTTATCCAATCAGTGAAAGTTGTGTATTTAAATCCTAAATCTTTACATATTTGATTGCGGTCTTTACCTTTAAGCTCCATATAATGTCGAATATTTTTGGCCATTATTTCTTTATTGCCGAGTCCGCTCATATGTAGACACCTCTTTTCTTATTTGATGTAATTAAATTATATGGGGAAACCGTAAAAAAATCAATATATTTCTAAAAAAAATACGAAAAAACCGTTGACATTACGGTTAAACCGTAGTATATTAATTTCAGACAAAACGAAAGGGGTGTGATAAAAACATGGCAATTACGTTAAAAAGCGCGAGGGTAAATAAGGGACTGACGCAAGTAAAAGCGGCAAAACTTATTGGAATTACGCCAGATACGCTTAGTAACTATGAGAGAGGAAAGTCATATCCGGATGTTCCGATTATCCAAAAGATGGAACAGGTATATGGTGTATCTTATAGTGAACTTATTTTTTTACCCATAAATAACGGTTAAACCGTAATATGGCGAATGGTGGAGCATTAGAAGATACCACAACATCAGTTCAATAAAGTAATAGAAGGGAGAGTGATTGAGTGAGAAAGACAAAAAAGAAAAAGACCACTTCGGGCAGGAAGCAGTCCTTTTCAAGAGAAGAAGTAGCTTTCTTATGTGCTGCTTGTTTAATAAGTCAAGAGGACGCGAGTAGAATGAGTAAATTAACAGTAGAAGAAACGCTCCAAAGCATTGACAGTACTTTGAAGCGCATTGAGAAGATATTCAGAAATAAAAGTGATGCCACAGTTATTACAAGCCAAATTATGGAAAGTATGACCGATGTTTTGGAGAAAAGTCAGAAGACGCTCTCTAAATCGAGTCCGAAGCATCAGCGGGATTAGCAAAACCTATTGAGAAGGGAGATGATTGAGTGAAATATAGAAAAGGAATTAAAATTTCTGAAGCTACAGAGAAGGAACTCCTTCGATATCAGATGGAAAAGATAGCAAAGGAGTCCTGCAGTGAAGACCTTAGTGGAGAATCAACAGCTTTAGCAGAGCTGTATAAATCACTTAAGAACAGCGACATTCGAGTCTTTATTGGATTTTTGATAAGCCTTCATTTGATTGTAGACCTCATTGTACTTGTCAAAAAGCTGTTCCGGGGTGAGGTTTGAAATATCTGACTTTTGCAAATAAAGAATTGTTAAGTCATGTAATTTCTCAGACATAAGCATATCTCCTTTCATGATACTCGGACGCGGCAACGTCCTGTAAGGAGATCATACCACAGATGGAGAAATAAAGAAATGTAACGAGAAAGGAGAAATATGAGCGAAGTAGAAGAGTTAGAAAAACTGTGTAAGCCGGTAGTCGACTGGTTGAAAAAGAACCATGATCCGCATACCGAGGTACATATAACCGTAGATCACATTGATCTGATGGAGAGTGTGATCGGCATTCCAACAGAGTAGGAGGTGGTTAGATGATTTACCCTAAGCCGGTTATGAGAGCGACAGAGCTTGAAAAAATGGGATTTCCGCGTGAGTACTTACTTTATGCATACCGCAGAAAAGGACAAAACTATGCGTGGAAAGCGACTCCGGCAAGAAACAGTCCGATTTTATTTGACACAGAGGTTTTTGAAAAGTGGAGACTTAGAACAACGGGAACAGGGAGGTGATAGTGTGTGAGACGTTTATCTAAAATCATCATGGCAACCGGCGGGATTATATCAATGCTTGCCATGTGCTGCCTCGACAGTGACGGAGTATACATGTACTACGCCGGAGCAGTTTGTATCCTTGGCGGATTTATCGCCGGAGCTGGATATGGGTTGAGAGTTCTGTCGGAGCGCAGAAGAGAGATGCAGATCGAGATGTTTTGTTTTCATCAGGCGGACAAGCTGGATGGAGATATGGAGCTGATCGAGGACAAAAAAATAGCACCCTGAAAATTCTTTGGCGAGAACAGGTGCTATTTCAATCGTGGAAATACCAAGTATTTCTGCGTTTATTGTAACACTGGAATTGAGGTTGTGTCAATGTATGAGAAACAATGCAAACGCTGTGGATGTTCCATGGATCCGGGTGAAGGTCGTAACGGAGTGTGTGATGACTGCATAACCGGGGAGACGGAACGGTATGAGCGTGAAAAACAGATGGAGCGGATGGTCCGGGCAACGGATTGGACGCAGATGGAAATGGAGGAATTTATAAGTGTCAAAAATTAAGTTGTGCAGTAAGGATGAGGAAAATCTTATTGAAGAGTTGCAGCATTTGAGTGAGGTTTTAGAAGAAATCGGCGTTGAGGGAGTGGCAGCGATTGTCTGTACATCCAACGGAGATATAAGAAGCAGGTTTTGTCTCAATACTGAGACAGAATTATCCATCATGATTGAGAACGATGGGGACAAAGTGACAAGAGAATACAGATATTAAAGGAGATCAAGCATGAGTAATATTACAAAAATTAAAATCAAAAATCTTTTCGGAATCAGAGAGTATGAGGCAGATGGAAGTTCTTTGGAGCTGTCCGGTAAAAATGGTACAGGCAAGAGTTCTGTGCTGGATGCAATTAAGTACGCGCTTACCAATAAGAGTGATCGCGACTATATCGTACATAAGGGAGAGAACGAGGGCGAGATTATCGTTGAAACGGATACCGGACTTTCCATTGATCGTAAGGTCAGAATAGGAAAGGCACCTTATAAGTCAGTGAAAAGAGATGGTTTAGAGGTAGGAAGTCCAGAAGCGTTTTTAAAGGAATTATTCACACCGTTGCAGTTGAACCCTATCGAGTTTATGAACATGGATAAAAAGCAGCAGAATGCGATCATCCTTGATATGATTGAGTATCCATGGGATATGAACAAAATCAAGGAGTGGTTCGGGGAGATTCCGGCGTGGGTTTCTTACGATCAGAACATTCTTTCTGTGCTGAATGATATTCAGGCAGAGAACGGCGATTATTATCAGAACCGCCGTAATATTGACCGTGACATTCGTAACAGTAAGGCATTTGTTGAGGAAATAGCCGCAAGCATACCGGCTGGATATGATGTTGAAAAATGGGAACAGGCAAGTGCTGGAGATATTTATCGACAGATTGAGCGTATACAGAAAGAGAACCAGACCATTGAGAAAGCAAAACTGTTGAGAGACAGCCGTGACAGTAAGATCAGGAAATTTGATGCTGACCGTGAGATTGAAATCACAGCATTAGATCGTGAGATTTCCAATCGGGCAAATCAGATTGATAAATCTATTGCATCCTTGAAAGAACAGATCAGGGCGTATGAAACAGAAAAAGAATCACTTACATCCAAGAAACAGGACAAATTGGAAGTCATTGAGCAGACATATAAAGCAAATGTGGCACGTTTTGATGCAGAGATTGCCGAGTATGCAGAATATGCAGACAGGCAGCCGCAGGATGTTGCGGCATTACAGGAGCAGGCACAGGAGATTGAAAAAATGCAGTCTCATATCAATGAATATAAAAGAATGCTCCGTTTGCAGAGTGAGATCGAGGAAATGCAGGTACAGTCACAGGAGCTTACGGACAAGATTGAGAAAGCGAGAACGCTTCCTGGGGAAATCCTTGCAAACTGCACGATCCCGATTGATGGTTTGACTGTTGAGAACGGAACGCCGTTAATTAACGGCTTACCGGTATCGAATCTGTCTGAAGGAGAAAAGCTGGATCTCTGCATTGATGTGGCGATTCAGAATCCGAATGGTTTAAATATCATCCTGATCGATGGAGTGGAGAAACTTGCAACAGATCTGCGTGAAAAACTGTATCAGAAATGCAAAAACAAAGGGTTGCAGTTTATTGCGACCAGAACAACAGATGATGACACAATGACGGTAGTTACATTATAGGAGGTATGGCATGGATAATATGGTATCAGTAGGACAGCAGACGGCAGTTGCACCTAAGACATCACAGACAGAAATGATGGTAAACAGACAGACACAGGAAGTTCAGGGCGCCATCTTTATGGCTAAGAAGTTTCCCAGAGATGAATATGAAGCAATAGAAAAGATAAGAAGGAGTTGTCAGAGAGCCACGTTAGCAGAACAGGCAATTTATTCATATCCAAGAGGCGGACAGAACGTCAGCGGACCATCGGTCCGTCTGGCGGAGTCATTAGCTCAGAACTGGGGAAATATCGACTATGGAATTATCGAGTTAGAGCAGAAAGACGGAAAATCAGAAATGATGGCATATGCGTGGGATTTAGAGACAAATACCCGTGTGACAAAGATTTTCGGTGTTGAGCATAAAAGAGATACAAGAAATGGATCGTATGCGCTTACTGACAGCAGGGATATTTATGAGGCTACCGCAAACTTCGGTGCAAGAAGAATGAGAGCCTGTATCCTCGGAGTTATTCCGGGAGACGTTGTAGATATGGCTGTTAATGAATGTAAAGAAACACAGAAAAAAAGCTATGGAGAACTTCCGAGCCAGGAGAAGATCAACAAGATTGAAAAGCTGTTTAAAAAAGATTTTGGAGTTACAAAAGAACAGATCGAAAAATATGCAGGACGGAACATGGGAGATTTTGGTGCTGACGAGTGTACCGACTTATGGGGAGTATACACAGCTTTGAAAAACGGACAGGCAAAGGTAGAGGATTATTTCCCTGTTGAAAAAGAAGTGCCGGATCCATTCGCAGATTCCAGACAGGCACAAATCGCAAAAGAAGCATCGGAGGTATTTGATAATGTTATTAACGAGTGAGAATTATTACAGCCGTGAGGCAAATGAAGAGTATTTATCTGTCAGCCAGTATAAAGATTTTATGGGTACATACGGCAAGCCTGGCTGTGAAGAATATGCCCTTTCAAAGTTAAATGGTACATGGGTGGAGGCTATGGAAGATTCCACAGCATTGATGGTCGGTTCTTATGTAGATGCACATTTTGAGGGAACGCTTGATTTATTCAAAGCGCAGCATCCATGCATGTTTAAAAAGGATGGAAATCTGAAAGCCGAGTATGTAAAGGCAAATGAGATGATTAACCGATGTGAAAGGGATGCACTGTTTATGCAGTACATGAGTGGCGAAAAACAGGTCATCATGACAGCGGATATGTTTGGTGCAAAGTGGAAAATCAAAATTGACAGTTACCATCCAGGCAAATGCATTGTGGATCTGAAAACCTGTCAGAGTATTACCAAGGAATTTTATCATCCAGATACAGGACACCTTAATTTCCTTGCAGAATGGGGTTATTACATTCAGGGCGCAGTTTATCAGAAAGTTGTTGAAATCAATACTGGAAAGAAGCTTCCATTTTTTATTGCGGCAGTCTCAAAAGAAAAAGAGGCTGATATACAGGTGATCGCTGTGGAACAGAGCCTGCTTGATGAAGCACTTACAGAGGTTGAGCACAACGTATCAACAATCCTTATGCTGAAAAGTGGAGCAGTAGAGCCGATGCGTTGTGAACATTGTGATTACTGCAAGCATACGAAAGTATTGAATAGACCTATCTGGTCAAGTGAATTGATCGGGGAGGTGTAGATGAAAGATTCTATTGTTATTGATATGAAATATGCCGGGTATGACATGATCGACGGCACGCCGAACGTGCACAGGCATCATATCTTTGAGGGGACAGCGAACCGCCGGTTATCGGACGAAGATGGTCTGTGGGTGCCGTTATCCTATGAGCATCATGAGGGAAACATGAGTGTGCACCGCAATAAGGAAATGAGTGCATTAATGCACATCATCGGTCAGCTTGCGTGGGAAAAGCACTATATCGTAGAACATGAGGATGTGAACGAGGATGATGCCAGGGACACATTTCGGAAGAGATATGGAAAAAGTTATTTGTAGGGTTGAAACACCTTAAGAAACAGTTCATGCAGAATAATATATCACAGTATTATTGAGAGCCATGATCTCCGGTGCCGATGGGTGCCGGAGGGAAAGGAGAAGATATTGAATCAGTTAGAGATTTTTAAGAATAGAGAATTTGGAGAAATCCGGACAGTGGTCATAGATGGAGAACCATGGTTTGTAGGAAAAGATATTGCAGAGGTTTTAGGATACAGCAATTCCAGAAAAGCAATATTGGATCATGTAGATGATGAGGACAAGATGGATGGAGTAACGATTCGTGACGCCATCGGCAGAGATCAGGCAGCGGTTGTTATTAACGAATCCGGTGTATATGCGTTGATTTTTGGAAGCAAGCTGGCAAGTGCAAAACGTTTTAAGCATTGGGTAACGTCTGAGGTATTACCGCAGATCAGAAAAAATGGTTCTTATCAGAAGCGGCTGACACCGGAAGAAATGATGAGGATTCAGCTTGGAATGGTGGACAATCACGAGAACCGCATTGAACATCTTGAAAATACCATGACGATTGATTACGGTCGACAGCAGGATTTAAAGAAAACTGTAAATAAAAGGGTAATTGAGGTTCTTGGAGGTAAGAAAGCACCGGCATATAAAGAAATGAGTAAAAAGGTGTTTGCAGAGTGTAACCGTGACATTCAGGATTATTTTGGTGTCAATTCCAGAAACAATATTCCAGCATTACAGTTTGATGCTGCAATGAGTTATGTTGATGCATGGAATCCAAGTAATAATACAATCCTTGAAATAAGAAGCTGTAATGTGGGAATGGGTGGTGTCAATGGAGTATAAATTTACGATTCCCGGACGGTTGGATGGCCTGAATGATTACACAGCCGCCAACCGGACGAATCCCCGCAAGGGCGGACGGATGAAAAAGAAAAGCGAGGATTCTATCATCTGGTATATAAGGCAGCAACTTCCCGGTGTACATATTACGGATCCGGTTCTGATCTACTATCAGTTTTATGAAAAAGACCGTCGCAGGGATAATGATAACATTTTGTCCTGCGCCGCCAAGTTCGTGCAGGACAGCTTGAAAAAAGCATGGGTAATCAAAGATGATGGTCAGAAATATATACCGCATTTTTACTTTGATACGGACGTGGATAAGGACAATCCAAGAATTGAAGTGACCATTACGGAACTTACACAGGCGCAGGCAAAAATGTCACTGAGAGAGCTTCTTAAGGACTTGGAAACGGGGTGATGTCTTGACGGATGAAAAGAGCAGCTTTGTCCTGTATGCGGAGTATCTGGAACATATAAAACTGCTTACGATGGAACAGCGAGGAGCACTCCTGACGGCAGTATTGTGTTACGCGTCAGGGGATGAACTGCCGGAAATGGACGGCATGACCAATATGGCATTCAGCTTTATCAAATCAAGGATAGATCGTGACACTGCCGCATATTTAGAGAAAATTGAGAAACGTCGGGAAGCCGGAAAACTTGGCGGCAGACCAAAAACAAAAGATATTTCACAAAAACAAGAGAAAGCAAAAAAAGCAAATGGTTTTTCTGAAAAGCAAAATAACCCTGTTACTGATAATGTTAATGTTACTGTAAATGTTAATGATAATAATAAAAATACTTTGGCGGATGCCAAAGCGTTGTTCGAACGTCTGTGGAAAGCATATCCGAACAAAAAAGGCAAAGGACAGGTATCGGATACCCAAAAGAAACGGCTACTTGCAATCGGGGAAGATAGGCTTGTTAAAGCGATTGACCGCTACAGTCTTGAATTGCAGAAGGACGCCGACTGGCGGAAAGCACAGTACGGGAGCACATTTTTTAACAGTGGCTATGTAGATTATCTGGATGAGAACTATGTGCCTGGTAAAGCAACAGAGCATAAGGGCAAAAGCAATGCTTTTAGTAATATTAATCATCGTCAGTATGACTATGACGAATTAGAAAAACAGGTGCTAAATTCACAACCGGGAGGTGGTTGAAGTGAATATGACGGAGGGAGAAATTTGCAGGCAGTACCGCAGCGCAAAGGACAGAGCAAGCCAGTTGCAGATTTTAGCAGATTTAAATTGTGTGCCGCGATTGGAGATCATTAAGATCCTGATACATAACGGCGAACAGGTGCGGTTGCCACTTGCGGCAAAAGGTAAGAAAAGAACAACGGAGCTGACGGACGAAGAGTACACGGCGGCACTGTTTAGACGGTTGGATGTACTTGATCGGGAAATTTCCAAGAGGGAAAGAGAATATCGGGAGATCGTGGCCGTGATGAAAGGAGCGGGGAGATATAAATGTGGAAAGAAGGTAAGAAACGCCGCGCAATTATCGGAAAAATGAATAATAACTTGTCAATGCCGACAAAGCACCCGGACCAGGATGCGTTGAAAAGATTCAGAGAAGTACCGTATCAGTTGCGGTACGGGAAGGAGAAGAAAGATGCTGAATAAAGAGAAGTATGCCAAGGAGATCGCAGAAATTGCCTGTGATGGATATAAAGTAGCTATCGTTCATGGAAAACCGAAATCATGTGGAAAATGCATTGATTGTGATTTTTATGGTTGTAACGATTGTACAAAAAAATTAAGGGATTGGGCTGATAACGAATATGGCAAGCCGCCTGTTGATTGGAGTAAAGTTCCTGTTGACACACCGATTTATGTTAGATGCTGCAGCAGCGACGAATGGGAGAAAAAACATTTTGCTAAATTCGAGAACAATTATGTGTATGTGTGGAGCGGTGGCAAAACATCATGGAGCACCACTAATGGATCTACAATAATATGGGAGCATGCCAAACTGGCAGAGAGTGAGGACCAGAATGGAAATGAGCAGAATTAAAAACCGGATAACTGAATCATTAACAGAAGCCTGTGGATATTCTCCACTAACAAAAGTGGTTTCAGAGGAAGAAATCAACAGGATTTTGAAGCAGGAAAGCGGATGGATTCCAGTAAGTGAGAGACTGCCGGAAGAATCTCTTAATAGTGTAATTGGATGGGATACATATCGAAACCGTTGTTGCTTTGTACAATATTTGGGAGGACGGTTTGTCCTCGGTGATGATATTGATAGTGTAAATGTCACAGCCTGGATGCCACAGCCGGAGCCGTACCGGGAAAGCGAGGGATAATGATGGCAAAAAGAAATGTATTACATATCAGTAAGCTGGAAGATTTGAAAAAATGGTTGGTCGGGGATGGATGGGAACTGCTTTCGCTGTCAAACAATCCATACGAGGTATTAAGAGCCAGTAAAGCCGGAAAGCAAAATCCACTGATTATCTATTTGGGAAAAAGCAGTGAGCATCTATCTTTTGCAGAAAGAGATATGCCCGTGATCGGAGCATTTCTTAGAGATAAGAAAAAACCGCAGACCAATGCAGACCGGATCCGGAGCATGACGGATGAAGAACTTTTAGATTTCCTTTGCTCAATCGAAACATATGAGCAGGGTAGCGTAAAGACCATTGAGGGCGGTGTTGCAATGTGTTCTGTTACAGATGTGGAACAATGGCTTCGGGCAGAAAGTGAGGGATAGCATGGAGAGATTAACAGAGAGAAATCCATTGTGGATTGATGATGAACTGTGGGAAAGGGCATGTGAACCGGATTGCGAGGAAATAGATGCCGTATATCGGAAACTCAAAGACTATGAGGATGCCGAGGAGCAGGGAAGAATGATTATTTTCCCATGCAACAAAGGAGACAAGCTCTACGAGTTTTATCGTGAATGTGTAGAGGACAGATTAGGAGCCGGGGAGACACCGGAAGACATCATTGATGTGAGAAAAGTGTATGGTTTTGAATATGAGGATGATGTGTTGTATATCCGAGCTTCTTATCATTCAAACCATTCAGAACTCTGGGGCGGATATGGTGAAGATATGCCAGAGTTTCCGGTAAGCGAGATAGGTAAAACTGTTTTTCTTACATACGAGGAAGCCGAAGCCAAGCTGAAAGAAATGGAGGGGGAAAGCGATGTATTGTGATGGAAGATGTCAGTATTTGAACGAACGTAAACATAAATGTGAGCTGACCGGAGAAAAATTGACTTACATGAAGCAGACCGGAAGTATTTCTTTCTCCGTGCATGAACATAGAGGATTTTGCAAAGGGAAAAAGGTGGAATGTGATGGAGAATAGACATTTATACCGCGCAAAGCGGATTAATAATGGAAGATGGGTATACGGATTGCCAAGTTATGACAAAGACGGAGAGATCAGAGAAATTGAAGCGTATGAAGATACGGATGTTGAATTTTATGCCGTTGATCCATCTACCATCTGCCAGTGCACCGCAATGCCTGATAAGAACAGCAAACTGATCTTCGAGAATGACATTGTCATAAAGCATAATGATGATGATAAAGAGCCATATCTGATTAGATGGAGTGAGAATTACGCAGCATGGGAACTGGCACAATGCGGATGTGCTATGTACGGATTTTTCGATGTTGATTTCGGCGAAATAGAGGTAATCGGTAATGCGATTGATAACCCGGAACTGTTGGAGGTGTAAGAATGACGGAGAATGAAGCAATTGAAGAATTAAAATATGATTGTAACGAACTTGGAAAAGCGATTCCGTGTGATACATCATGAGGGAAATCTTTTGAAAATGCTTATGCAATGGCAATAAACGCACTGGAAGAGGTACAGAAATACCGGAAAATCGAAAAAGACTTAAAAGAACGTTATCATGCCAACGTAGATATTCCGCTTTTGATGCACCACTTTATCGAAACGGTGTTTGAAGGGGAGAAGCATGAGGAATTTTGCCTTTTAACAAACGAGGATGCTAAGGTGTGGGAAGAATATAAGGCGATCGGCACACCGGAAGAATGCCGGGCGGCGGTGGAAATGCAGACAGCGATTCCCAGAGAACTCATTGAGGGGAAATATTTCTGCCCGAAGTGTCATAACCTAATGCCTTATCCAGGATATTGTGGGTGCGGTCAGAAAGTGTATTGATGAAAGAAAGGAAGATAAAAAATGAGCGAAGAACTTAAACCATGCCCGTTCTGTGGCGGGAAAGCTGTAATCGAAGTTATTGAGCCACATAGGCATATCATTTGCAAGATGCCAGTATATAAAGGTGGAGCATTTATTGAATGCACAGAGTGTGGATGCGCTATCAGTGGAGAAACGGAAACAGAAGCGACTGAAAAGTGGAACAGGAGAATGAATGATCCGGAGAAAGTTGTGAAGCAGTTAGAAGAATATCGATCAGAAATGGAACAGTTCGGGTGCGATGGAATACTGACTGATATGATCGAGATCGTGAAAGGCGGTGGAACGGATGCCGATTAAACCGATTTTGTTCAATACCGAGATGGTTCGGGCGATTCTGGACGGAAGGAAGACCTGCACAAGGCGAATTTGCAAAGATGCCAATGAGTGTACTGTGCCGGATATGGAATTTTACAATGCTGACAGGCGGACTTATGCAGTACATAACTTTGTTGATAAGGAGCATACGGAACAGTTAAGTACGGCGGAGAGAACCTGTCCTATCTGTACGGGCGATATCCTGTATGTCCGGGAAACATGGAAAAAGGCACCGAACGGATACTATTACTACGAAGATTGGCAAAGAAATGACATTGCCGATGTTACAAAGTGGAAACCATCCATCCACATGCCGAAAGAAGCTGCACGTATCTGGCTTAAGGTTACGGATGTGAGGGTGGAGCGGTTGCATGAGATTACCGAGGACGGAGCAAAAGCAGAAGGAGCGATAGATAACAGAGGGTTTATTCACAGCCCGGAGAATGAATATGATCGCATACATACAGCCAGAGAGCATTTTATTAGAATCTGGAACAGCACCATCAAGAAATCCGATCTTGACCGTTACGGCTGGGATGCAAATCCGTGGGTGTGGGTGATCGAATTTGAGTGGTGCGAAAAGCCGAAAACATAGTGGAGGTGTTGAATTATGAGGATATTAAAAATTCACAAACGTATTGAAGTGGATAAATCCATTGGTAATATGCGGATAACATCATTGCATTATAGCAGACCTATTGAAAATTCAAGCAAATGGGAGAATTACACGGAAATAAGCTGTTGGTATGACAATGATTGTGAAAACTGCCCTATGGGGGTGGGAAACAAGAAGCTACGAGGGAGAATGTGACGATTGTGGTTGTCTATTTGATTACGATTTTAGAGTTCCTATATGGAAATGCATGTTGCCAAGATGGATAAAAAATATAATTGCTAAGTCAGCATTAAGGAGGTTTGAAGATGTCTAAAGCAGTATTAGTTATGGATGAAATGCCGGAAGATTGCACCATGTGTAAGTTTTGGAACTCAAAAGATGACGAGTGTTATGCAACTGGCGTTGAAAAGTTTTCATTAAATAGTGAAGAAGCAAAGCCAGATTGGTGTCCACTTCGGGAACTTCCCGATAAAATGAAAGTTTGCGGAAGATATCCGCAGCCTGATGGAATTACACCATCGTATAAGATTGGCTGGAATGCCTGCTGGGATGAAATTTTGAAAGAATCTCAAAATGAAGGAGGAGCCAGCAAGACGAATCCCACTGGCTAAGCTATGAGAAAGAATCTATATAAAAAGGTTATTTCCCTTTGACAGTTATCAATATAGCTGCCGGATGTAAAAATAGCATGAAGTGATGTTGAAAAATGTGTGAAAGGAGCCGAACTAGCGCGCAAAAGGGTACCCGGTTTCTGAAAAAAATGAAAATAGCACTAATTGATGTGGATGGACATAACTTTCCCAATCTGCCATTGATGAAACTGTCTGCATGGCATAAACGTCAGGGAGATAGTGTTGAATGGTATGATCCGCTGACCGCGTGGATGGATCCACCGGATCGAGTTTACATGAGTAAGGTATTTACCTTTACGCCAGATTATCAGCATCCGGTATGCGCCGGGGAAGTGGTAAAAGGCGGAACCGGATACTATTATCCGGACGGCGGCGATCCTCTACCGTCAGAGATCGAGCATATATATCCGGATTATAGCCTTTATCCGGAACTGTGCAAAGATACAGCTTACGGATTTTTAACCAGAGGATGCCCGAGAGGGTGCGATTTCTGCATTGTAGGGAAGAAAGAGGGCAGATGTTCCGTAAAGGTAGCGAATCTTTCGGAATTTTGGAATGGTCAGAAAAATATCGTCCTGCTTGATCCCAATATGTTTGCCTGTCGGGGCTGGAAAAATTTAAGTGAACAACTCATCGACAGTGGAGCATGGATTGATTTTTCACAGGGGTGTGACATTCGGATCATGACCGAAGAAAAGGCAGAATACATCCGGCAGATGAAAATTAAACAGATACATTTTGCATGGGACCGGTACGAGGACAAGGATGTCATAGTTCCTAAATTTGAAATGTTCAAGCGGCTTACTGGATGGAATTATAGAAAAATGACTGTATATGTGTTATGTGGATTCAATACCACCATAGAACAGGATCTTGACAGAATATATACCCTGAGAGATTTAGGTTACAGCCCCTATGTGATGATTTATGACAAATACAAGTTAAAACAGGGAGATAAATTAAAACATTTACAGCGCTGGGTAAATTCACGATTTGCCTTTGCAGCTGTACGGAATTTTGAAGATTACAAGCCGTAAGGCAGAAAGGAGCCGGGACCTATCCGGATAAAAGGCGCGCCGGGTTCCTTTTGAAGAAAATGAGAACAGTATTGAAATATCCGGGAAGTAAGTGGAATATTGCTCCCCGATTGGTGGAACTGATACCGGAACATCACAGCTATGTAGAGCCGTTCTTCGGCAGCGGGGCCGTGTTATTTAATAAGCCGGTATCTGATATCGAAACGATTAATGATCTGGATCATGACGTTGTGAATATCTTCCGGTGTATACAGGAGGATGCGGATCGTCTGGCCAGAATGGTAATGACTACACCGTTCAGTCGTGAAAAATATGAGGATACATATAAGCTGGATGCATGGGAGTTGATGATGCCGGATGAACCGTATCATAAAGCATTACGATTTTTAATCCAGTGTTGGCAGGGGCACGGGTTCCGTACCAATGGCAGCAAGGTAGGATGGAAAAATGATGTACAGGGCAGAGAAAGAGCTTATGCATTATGGAACTGGTACCGTCTGCCGGAATGGATCATTGACATAGCGGAACGGTTGCGCATGGTACAGATCGAGAACCGCCCGGCGGTGGAAGTGATTGAGAGATTTAATTACAGAAATGTTTTTATGTACATTGACCCACCGTATGTTTTGAGTACCAGAGCAGGAAAACAATATAAACATGAGATGACAGATGCGGATCACGAGGAATTATTGAAAGCGTTACTGCAGAGTAAAGCAAAGATTATGATTTCTGGTTATGAGTCAGAAATGTATAACGACTATCTGAACGGATGGGAGAAAAAACAGTTTTCAAGCTGTGCGGAGCACGGAAAGCCACGGATGGAAACGGTATGGATGAACTATGAGCCGGATCAACAGATGAAACTTAATTTTTCGGAGGTGCTGTCATGATACATGGAGAATTGATAGTTGACAATTTTGCCGGTGGGGGCGGCGCTTCCACTGGTATAGAAATGGCAACCGGATACAGTGTTGATATTGCAATCAATCATGATCCAGAAGCAATTAAGATGCATAAGGCTAATCATCCGAACACGAAGCATTACTGTGAAAACGTCTGGGCAGTTGATCCAGTAAAGGCATGCAATGGGCATCCGGTTGGACTTGCCTGGTTCTCACCGGACTGTAAGCATTTCAGTAAAGCAAAAGGTGGAAAGCCAAAGGATAAAAATATCAGAGGTCTTGCATGGGTAGCTTGCAGGTGGGCGGGACTTGTCCGACCGAGAGTCATCATGCTTGAAAATGTGGAAGAGTTCAAAACATGGGGACCATTGAACAGAGGGCACCATCCGATCAAGGCAAAGCAGGGAAAAACATTTGAAAAATTTGTACAGCAGCTTAATGATCTGGGGTACACTGTAGAATTTAAAGAACTGATTGCTGCCGATTATGGCGCACCGACCATGCGAAAGAGATTCTTCCTGATTGCAAGGTGTGATGGCAAGCCGATTGTCTGGCCGGAGCCGACACATGCACCCGCGGACAGTGAGAAAGTAAAAGCCGGATTACTGGAACCTTATGTTGGAGCGTATACACAGATCGATTTCAGCCGCCCTTGTCCAAGCATTTTTGACACTTCCGAAGAAATCAAAGAAAAATACGGCATCCGGGCGGTACGTCCACTTGCATCAAAGACGCTGGATAGGATTGCCAAGGGATTGAAAAAATTCGTTTTGGATAATCCAGAGCCTTTTATCATTCAGTGTAATCACGGTGGTGAGCGGAGACCGAACGATATTCGAGAGCCGATGCCGACCATAACCGGAAAGCACGGGTACGGGATTGTGGAGCCATATATGGTACAGATCGGGCAGACAGGATTTGCAAAAGACCGAAGCAAGGATGTTAGAGAGCCGCTTACAACGATTGTGAGCAAAAATGAGCATTGTCTGATTGAACCAACGCTTGCACCATACATGGGAACGAATACGACAAATCATCCGGGCGGAAATTGCAAAGATCCGATA